CGACGTATTGGAAAACGACGTTCGTGCCTATTTCAATCATGACGAAAATTTATTGTTGGGACGTGTGTCAAGTGGCACACTAAGAATCGGCACGGACAAACGTGGTTTGTTCTACGAAGTCGATTTGCCGAACACATCATACGCAAATGATTTGGTGGAGTTAATGAAGCGCGGCGACGTGAACCAAAGTTCATTCGCATTCCTAATCGGTCAAGACCGTTGGGAACAACGCGACGGGAAAACGTACCGAATCATTGAAAAAGTATCACGTTTGCTAGATGTTTCGCCAGTTGCGCAACCGGCTTATCCGGACGCAACATCGGAACTGAAACGCGATTTGGAAATTGAAACCAAAGAAGAAATCGAAACGGCCGCCGTAGAAGATACGGCATCCGAATCGGTTGAAACGAAGGACGAAGATTCCAACATTTATTTGTATAAAAGTAAAATCCTTAAATTTTAACACGATGAAAAACATCGAATTGCGCGGCAAACGCGCTGAATTGATCAAGCAAGCGACCGGCATCGTAGAGGCGGCGCAAGCGGAAGGACGTTCATTGAACGCAGAAGAAAAGTCGAAATTCGACGCAATGGAAGCTGATGCACGTAGCATCAAAGACCAAATCGACACGTTAGAGCGTGCGGCTGAATTGAAAAAAGAATTGGCATCAAACGCCGAAGCACGTCAAGCGGCGCCAAAGGCAAGCAAGTCAAGCACATTCGCAAAATACCTTCGCAACGGTATGGGCGCATTGTCAAGCGAAGAACGTTCAATCATGGGCGAACTACGTGGAACAAGCACGCAAATCGTTGGTACTGATTCTTTGGGTGGTTTCTTAGTACCACAAGATTTCAGCGACGAACTAGACATCGCGACATTGTTCACTGGTGAGGTTGAAAGACTTGCAAAGAAATTGAACACGGCGGGTGGCGCATTGTTGGATTACCCAACAATTAACGACACGGCAACCGATGCGAACCTAATCAGCGAAGCGGCGGCGGTAACTGTTCAAGATATGACATTTGCAAACGCTCAGTTGTCAGCGTACAACTACGCATCGCAAGTTCGCGTGTCAATGCAATTGTTGCAAGACAACGCATTCGATTTGAACGCGTTCTTGGCTGAATCAATGGGTGAAAGAATCGCACGTGCTACAAACGCGGCATTCACAACGGGTACCGGATCAAGCCAACCACAAGGTATTGTGACGGGTTCAACTGAAGGTAATGAAGCGGCGGCGGCTGATGCAATCACCGCAAGCGACATCCTTGATTTGATTCACTCAATCGATCCAAGTTACCGCAACAAACCAACATTCGGTTTGATGGCACACGACAACATCATCGCGGCAATCCGTGCATTGGGTATCGGTTCAAGCAACGATTTCCCAATCTTCATCCCATCGATGGAAGCGGGTCAGCCAGACAAATTGTTCGGTTATAATGTATACTACAACAACGATATGCAATCAAGCATCGCAACGGGTACAAAAACCCTAATCGCGGCAGATTTCAGCAAATTTGTTGTACGTAGCGCCGGCGGTGTTCAGATGGTACGTCTAAACGAACGTTACATGGACGAATTGGAAGTTGGTTTCGTGGCTTACGCTCGTAAGGACTCAAAAGTTCTTGACACGCGTGCGGTGAAACACTTAGTTCAAGCGTAAGCATGAAGGTCAGATTTTTGAAATCTGTTGTTGGAAATGGATTCCACTACCGCAAAGGTGCGGTGGTGGACATCCACTCCGATGAAAGAGCCACCAACTATTTGAACGCGGGTTTTTGTGAGGCGATTGCAGAGCCACCAAAGAAACGCGCAAAAAAAGCGGTGAAGAAAACCACATCAAAGCAAACACGATAGAAAATGGCAATTGATATTGTAACGGCGGCGGCGTCGGAACCAATCACATTGACGGAAGCGAAGAATTTTCTTCGCGTTGACCATAGCGATGACGATACCTTGATTGAGGCATTGATTACGGCGGCACGTCAAATGTGTGAAGAATACACACGACGCATTTTGGTCACAACAACCGTTGATGAATATTTCGACAAGTTCCCGACAAACCGTTGGAACAACTTGTCCAATCTGATATATTTATCACGCGGCCCCGTTGCATCAATTTCCAGTGTGAAGTATGTGGACGAAATCGGTTCAGAGACGACGATTTCGACGGACGCGTATGTCACGGACTTGATTTCCGAACCGGGACGAATTCAATCCGTTGCGGGTTGGTTTGCGGCGGCGGGTGTTGTCAACCAAGTGATTGTGCGCTATGTAGTGGGGACGGACGTGAGTGCGATTCCGAAACCATTGATTCAAGGAATGATGCTGGTGATTTCTGATTTGTACGATCAACGCAACGATCGTGTGAAGCAGTTGCCAACGGCATCAGAATATTTGTGGAACCCGTATCGAATCTTCACATTCTAATGATTGACCAAGCGGGACAATTAGACCGACGAATCACGATTCAGTCATTCACCACGTCAACGGACGATTTTGGTGAGGTGATTCAGTCGTTCACAACATTGGCCAACACATGGGCAAAGGTTGTGGAAAAGAGTGGTTCAGAGGGTGAAGAAGGCAACCAGATTGTGGCGACACAAAAGGTTGAATTTATGATTCGTTACCGTTCGGACATCAACGAACAAATGCGTATTGTTTACGAGGGGAATACATACACCATTGAGGCCATTTTGAATGCCGATGCACGAAAAGCGTTTCAAAAGGTGATCACAAGATTTGCGGACTAATGGGATTCAATACGTTTCAAAGAATGAAGGCAACCAAATCGTCACCGGGTGGTGGTGGTGCGTTCATTGGGTTCGATGAAAAGGACATCAAAAAGGAATTTGAACGTGCCTTCAAAGAATTGGAAAACCTACATGATGGCGTCACAACGGCGCAAATCAGACGTATTGCACGCAAGGCATTGAAACCGATGGTGAAGGCGTACCGTGAGGAAGCCAAAATCAAAGGCCCGGACGTTTTCAAGGTGTACCGAAATGGCGGCGTTTATGCTGAAATAAAATCGGGAACATTGGCCAAATCTATTGGAGTGATTACGACACGCGTGAATCGTGGGGCAACCTTTGCATCATTGCAAGTCGGGCCAAGGGTGAAACGAACATTCAGCGACCCAGAAAAGGGCGGTTGGTTTGCGCATTTCTTGGAATACGGTTATTTACAGAATGGTTCATATCGTGGTGACGGGTATCGTTTCGCATCACGTGCAAGAATGAAACAAAGCGGTGGAGTGGCGAACGAATTCAAACGATTGATGCGTTCGTTTTTGAATAAGAAAACAAAAGAAGCAATGGTATGATTGGGAAGGTCATCAAATCAAAGTTCACAAGCGATTCAGATTTGAACACGCTATTTGGTGGGCGGGTGTTCCCGGTTGTCGGCGCTCAAACAAAGGCGACGCCGTTCGCGATTTACGAGGTGGTGAATATTTCCACAAGTATGTCGAAAGAAAGCGATTCGCATATTGACGAAATAGACGTCCGAATCACGTTGATTTCAACAAAATATTCGGATACCCAAAACGGCATTGAATACGTTCGAAGTGCATTTGTGAGAATGGACGAAACGATTCAAGGCGTGAAAGTGCAATCGTGTATGTTTGAAGGACAGCGCGATTTGTTTAGCGATGACGAACGAACATTCGGATCACAATGTGATTTGAAATTCAGAGTGTCACGCGATTGATTTTGTAAATTTATAAAGTAAAAAAGTAAAAAAATGGCTGCAACAAGCATCATGAATTCAACTGACGTTGTGATTCAAATTTCAGAAGATGACGGCACATCATACGACATCATAGGTCGTGCAACATCGGCATCATTAAGTGTTTCAATGGAAACACGCGACACAACCACCAAAGATTCAGCCGGATGGCAAGAAAATTTGGAAGGTCTCAAATCTTGGTCATTGAGTGGCGACGGACTAGTCACCTATTCAATTTCTGGCGATTACGACACACCAGACGATTTGTTCACCCTATTGTCAAACCGCACACTTGTGAAAGTGAAGTTCGGTTCTGAAACAAGCGGTGAAATCGACTACACTGGCGACGCATATTTGGTTTCTTACGAGCAAGAAGCGGGCGTTGAAGAAAACGTGACTTACTCATTCTCATTCACGGGAACGGGCGTATTGACACAAGCGTCAGTAGCTTAATCATTTAGGGGCGGCCATCGGCCGTCCCTTTATTACAACAACAACAAAACAAAAAGATTATGACACACATCATTGAAATTGGCGAAAGAAAACACGCGATTCGTTTTGGATTTAACGCCTTGCGTGAATTCTCAAGAATGACGGGAACCACATTGGCGCAATTGGAATCGTTGGGGGATAATATGACGTTAGACCAAGCGATTACGTTGATGTATTGCGGTTTTAAGGACGGCGCACGAAAAGAGAAATCGCCGTTCAGATATGATGTTGCCGATGTTGCGGATTGGATTGATGAAGATGAGGCGTTGATTGAAAAGGCGTTCGGAATCTTTGAAGAACAATTCGCGAGCAAAGGCGAAAAAAAGTAGTTGACCGAACGGGGCAACAAACAAGCGTTCCCACATGGGACACATTGGAAGCGTTTGCGTTCGGTCAAATTGGATTGATGCCGTCCCAGTTTTACGACTTATTGCCACGCGAATGGGGCAATTTGGTTGAGGGTTGGAACGAGCGTCAAAACCGAAAAGAACAAGCGGAGTGGGAACGAATACGTTGGCAAACGACGATTCTGATCAATCCGCACACGAAGAAAACGATCAAGGCAAAAGATTTGATTGTTTTCCCGTGGGAAAAACAACCGAAGAAAAACAAAAGGGTTTGGACACGGGGGGAAATTTTGGATGCAATAAACCGACGAAAAGAACGCGCAAAGGCCAATGGCAAATCTTAGTTCATTAAATTACAGACTAACGGCGAACATCGCACCGTTCCGCAAAGGCTTGAACAAGGCCGAACGCGCATTGGATAGGACGGGGCGCAAAATGCAACAATTCGGCAAGAATTTGTCGGCGAAGGTCACGGCACCGATTGTTGCCATGGGTGCGGTATCGTTCAACGTGTTCAAAGGTTTTGAGGCGGAAATGGCCAAGGTGCAAGCGGTATCGGGTGCCACCGCCGAAGAATTCAAAGCGTTATCAGATAACGCCAAAGAATTGGGCGCATCGACGATGTTCAGCGCACGCGAGGTGGCCGGACTGCAAACGGAGTTCGCAAAATTAGGTTTCACCGCAACGGAAATCACAAAGGTCACGGAATCGACGTTGGCATTGGCGCAAGCGTCTGGTTCTGATTTGGCACGTGCGGCCGAAGTGGCCGGTTCTACATTGCGGGCGTTTGGATTGGATGCCGCCGAAACGGGTCGTGTGACGGACGTGATGGCGATGTCATTCAGTTCATCGGCGTTGGACATGGAAACGTTTGCCGAATCAATGAAGGTTGTGGCACCGGTGGCCAAAAGCGCCGGGATGTCGATTGAAGAAACGTCGGCAATGATGCAAATTTTGGCGAACGCGGGTCTCAAAGGTTCACGCGCCGGGACAGCATTGCGCCGAATCATTTCGGAAATCGGTGCATCGGGGAAACCGACGGCCGAAGCGTTGAAAGATTTAGCGGCAAAGGGGTTGGATTTAGCCGACGCTAAAGATGAGGTCGGACGATCCGCACAATCGGCGTTGTTGGTATTGGCGCAAGGCGTTGACCAGATTTCACCATTGACCCACGAATTGAAGAATTCGGCGGGTGCGGCCAAAGAAATGGCCGACGTGATGGGCGACACGGCATTCGGTGCCGGGAAACGTCTGGAATCGGCAATGGAAGGTTTGGGCATTTCCATCGGTGAAATTGTTGCCGTTGCCATCGTTCCAATGGTTGAAGGGTTGGCAAAGTTAGCCAGTCGATTAAACAATTTAAGTCCGAACACAAAACGGTTCGCCGTGATTGTTGCGTCCCTTGCGGCGGCAATCGGGCCGGTCGTGTTCATGGCGGGCGGATTGGTTCGCAATTTTAGATTGTTGAGCATTGCCATCAAACGTTCCAACACAGCAACCAAAGCGGCGATCATTCTTCAAAAGGCGTACAACGCCGTATTGAAAGCGAACCCAATGGGTATCGCATTGACGGCGGCCATCGCATTGGCGGGCGGCATCATGTTGTTGAACAAGCGCAAGAAAGAAGCCGTCAAGATTGAGAAAAAATTGTCCGAAGGTGCGCAAGATGAAATTGCGGAAAATCAAGTTCGTTTGGGTCAAGCCAACAATTTGATTGAAACCATAAAAGACCAGAACATTTCCAACGAACAACGTTCGCGTTTGATTCGTCAATTGAATACGGAATACAAAGATTTATTGCCAAATCTGATTGACGAAAAAGATTCCGTTGACGATATTGCCACGGCGCAAAAGGAAATGAACAAACAAATGGCGAAGAAAATCGCCATGATTGCCGCGCAAGACGAAATGAACCAATCGGTTCAAGCCGCCGTTGAAGCGCAAAAACTATTCAACAGCACCGTCAAAGAATCCGACAAACTTGCAAC